AGTGCAGGTCTCGGTGCTGATTGGGCAAGTACTTTATGGCATAAAGGTGGTGTAGTAGGGGTTACTCCTGCTCCTGTTAGAATCATGAATCCAAATATTTTCGCCAATGCCAAAAGATATCATTCAGGCTTAGCGGCAGATGAGATGCCTGCAATTCTTCAGAAAGGTGAAACTGTAATACCAAAAGGCGGGGGTGTCACAGTAAATGTTATCAATAAGTCTGGAGTTCCTTTGGATGTCAATCAGGAACAACAAAGATTTGATGCTGGAGAAATGATCTTAGATGTTGTGGTAGACGCAGCTAATAGGAATAAAAGAGGATTCAGAGATAACATGAAAGGAATGTTAAGGTAATGGCTGATTTTCCAAGTATAAGAGAGTCAGATTGGACGTTATTTAAACAATCTAAATATAAGAGACAGGTAAAGACTCCTATGGAGAGTGGCAAAGTTCAATCCCGAGTTATTCATACAAGCTCTAAAAGGTTATTTACAATCGGTTGGGAATGGTTAACAGCCACCGATTATAATACTCTTGAAACCTTTTGGGATGCTAATTTAGGAGGTTCGTTTAACTGGACTCATATTTGGACTGATGTTATATATGTTGTTAGATTCTCTGACGATGTGTTTCCAGAAGTTGAAACATTAGGAGATGGTTATATGTTAGGTCCAAAAGAATTACATTTAGAGGAGATTTAATGTCTTTATCAGCGGTTGCATATCTTGAAAAGAACAAAGTAGCAAGTACGAAAGCATGGCTTGTATTAATTGAAGTCACAATGCCTGACACCACCGTATTTCGAGTTTGTGCGAATAGTGAGAATGTGACATGGCCTGTTACTTCTGGAGACTTATATACGGCATTTCCGTTTGAAATAGATGAGATTGGAGACTCCTCTAAAGGCGAGGTACCGAGTGTAGGTTTAAGGGTGTCAAATGTTGCACGAATTCTTGAACCATACCTTGAAGATCAGGATGGATTGATAGACTCTGTTGTAGTTATCAGAGTAGTAAACTCGACTCATGTAACTACACCCTCTCAAGGTTCTGGTGTAAATAATAACACTCCTGAAGTTGAATTGGAGTACGAAATAATTGATTCGAATGCTGATAGTATGTGGGTTAATTTTACTCTTGGTGCTATGAATCCATTTAATAGACGATTTCCAAGAAGTAAAGTATGGAAAAACATTTGTCGATATAAACATTTTAAAGGAGATCGATGTCAATATGCAGGAGCCGAAACCTCTTGTGATAGATCGTTAGACACATGCAGAAATACAATGAGTAATTCAATTAATTTTGGAAACTGTCCTGGTGTAGGAACGAAAGGGACTTATGTTTAGAGATTTATTATCTATACCTTTTGAATACGGAAAAATGGATTGTTTTATTTTAGCCAGAGAAGTTTTTAATAGGTATGGAATTGATATTCCAGATTATGATCCAGCAAGACAATCTGTAATTAGGACAAGGTATAAATTAGAAAGTATATCCCAAGAAGTGGAAAAGGGATTAATTTCTTGGATTGAAATAAAAGAACCAGAGATTCCTTGTATGGTAGTAATGTCTTTGGGAAATTCACTTTTCATGCACCATGTGGGCGTGTTTATAGGTGAAGGGAAATTTATACATATTACAAGTCAAATAGGAAGTGTCGTAATAGAAAGACTGGATAATCCGTTATATGCAAATAGAAAATTCTACAAATTTATTGCAGCTTGTAGCGATTAAAGATCCTTTTAATCCTGAGGCCAGTAGGGAAATAAAGACAGTCCCTTTTGAAGGGAAAACTGTTCAGGATTATATTGGAGATTTATATCCTACAGTCTTTCAAGATTTTGAGGTTGTTGCCAGTGTAAATGGTAAAATTGTAGACCCTGCTTTGACTGTACCACCTATTGATAGCTATGTTGTTTTTTGCCTATCTCCTGGTGGTGGTTCTAATATGACAAGAATGTTGGCTATGTTAGCCGTTGTCGTGGTTTCTTGGTATATGCCTGGTTGGGTAGGTGCTACTACCCCATTTTGGAAAGGGGCAACCACGATGGCTACGCTCATGGCGGGTACATTACTTATTAATGCAGTTTTACCAGTTACTCCAATGGATACTGATGATGATGGAACTTCATCTTCGTATGCTTGGAGTTCTTTAAATGCTATTAATGAGGGGTCTACATATCCTGTTATTTATGGAACCATTAAAACTCTTCCTTATCTTATAGGTAAATACTCTGAGAATATATGGATTGGAGGTGCTCGTACACCTGATAAGCAAAGATTAAATTTATTATATCTTGTTGCTGACCATGCTGTAGACACAATTACAGATATAAAATTGAACGGTAATGATTATGATGGATATGATCAGGTTTCAGTTGACTTGCGGTATGGAGCCAATGATCAAGCTGTTATTTCAAATTTTAGAGATACTCATACTCAACAGGGAGTAAATATAAAGTTTACTCATAGTTGGCATGAAGTAAATGTTCCAGGGTCTGCTAATACAGGGATTGGAGTTGGAGTAAGTTTTCCCCAAGGGTTATTTTATCAACACAAATCTGGAGATATGGATACTTTTAATGTCCATGCTCGTATTCAATATAGTTTACAGAGTGAAGATATTTGGACAGATTTAGTTAATGGTTATACAAGTGGAGCAGAAGTAACTCCTTTGCGATGGGGTCGCAAGACAACCGGACTGCCAGAAGGTGCATATAAGATAAGATTTTATACCTCTACAGAAGCTTCACGACCTCCGAGACTTATGTTAGATCAATATCTTGATTACGTTGAAGGTATAGTCGAGGATGATTTCAGATATCCTGGATCGTCCTTGCTTGCAGTAAACGCTATTGCAACTGATCAATTAAGTGGAGGACTGCCTGCTGTTTCTTGTGTGGTTTCGAGAAATACTGTGCCAGTATGGACAGGTTCTGGTTGGGAAGATAAATCAGCAACTAATCCCGCTTGGGCTTGTTATGATATGCTTGTAGATGATGAGTATGGTGGTGGAGTTCCTTATTCCAGAATGACTTATTCTGACTTTGCTACTTGGGCATCTTTTTGCACCGCAAACAATTATACCTGTAACATTGTAATAGATGTTACCACATCTTTTCCTGAAGCTCTTGCGAAGATAAGTATATTAGGTAGAGGGCATATTATTCAGAGAGGAACTAATTTCGGAGTTATTATCGATAAAGCAGATACTCCTGTCCAGTTGTTTGGACTCGGTCAAATTGTTGAGGGTTCATTTAAACAGTCTTATATTGGAAAGAAGAGTAGAGCTAATTCAATTGCGGTTACATACTTTGATGCCAGTCAAAATTATGAACGATTGTCTTTTGAATTGAGAACTTCAGATTTTGATACAGCCAGTTCCGTTGATCCTGAGAAGTTAGAATTAGTATTATACGGAGCCTCTTCAAAAGAATTGGCAGTTAAACATGCAAAATTCCTTCTGAATTGTAATGAGTATTTGATTAGATTTGTGGAATTTGAGGTTGATGTTGATTCACTCGCCTCTAATGTAGGTGATATAATTTATGTTTCACATGATATTCCACAATGGGGATATTCCGGTCACATTGTTTCTGCCACATCTAATACAGTTACGATAGATCGAGAAGTAACTCTCAGTCCTGGTACTACTTACCATATTTTAGTCCGCCATTATGATGACGATGATCTTGAAGAGGTTGCACTTACAACTCCTGGAGTAGAAACCACAACAGATGTTCTTAATTTGTTAGGGACATGGGCTCAGATTCCACAAGCCGATGATGTTTACGCCTTTGGTGAAATTGATAAAGTTGCTAAAGAATTTAGAATTACTAATATTTCAAGAAGCCAGCAGATGAGGAGGGGAATTCAAGCTCTTGAATATCGTTCAGAGGTATATTCTGATGACGCTACAATTCCTGATTATGAGCCCGAAACAGATTTAGAGCCTTATGTTAATGGACTCAGAGCAGTTGAAGTTTATCGTAAGGAAAGTGGATTAATGGTAGCTTTCGTTGCTCTTACTTGGAGAGGTTTTGGTTTACACTATTTGTATATGAAGGAGGAAGAGGCGGATCGTTGGAGTTTAATTTCTACTCATGCAGGAGATAATTGGGCAGAAGTAAGAAATCTCGAATCTGGAAAAACATATATATTTGCAGTATCTACAACAGCTAATCCTGCCGATGGTTCAACTACTTCTATAACATTTAAAGGTTGGACTGCTCCAAGAATCATATGGGATGTAATAGGATTACAAGTACTTGGACAGGGTAATAATACCGTTTGGCAGAATAGAGATTTAAAACTTACTTGGAATTTATCTACTGATTCATTTCCTGATGCAGCAGGAGATGAGGTGTTTGGTGCTGGTACATTTCCGCCTATGACAGAATTTGGTGGTTATAGGGTTCGAATACAAAAAAGTGATGGCTCATTACGCCGAGAGTTTGTTCAGTTTGAAAACTATTATAATTATACCCTTGAAGTAAATAGTGAAGATGGAAATGGGACTCCTGTTTCGAATTTGGTGATACAGATTTGGGCAAGAGATAAGTTTGGAGAAGAGTCGGAGTCCCCAGCAAGTATATCTGTTTCAAATCCTGCACCAGCGGCACCGAGTGGTCTTTCAGTTTCTTTGTATATGAAAGCCATTAAGTTCTTCTGGGGTAAAAATACAGAGATTGATTTCGATTATTATAAGTTTAGGACTAAGGTAGCGACAGATGCTTGGTCTGATTGGAGTGATGAATTTGAAGGGACGGAAACCTTTCGATCATTAACACAGCAAGAACAGGATGATCATACTACGGAAGCACAGATTTATATAGAGGTTAAGGCGTATGATACGTTTGGTAATGAGTCTTTAGTTTCTTCAACGAATGCTACTACTTCAGGATTGAATGTCCAACCAACAGATATCAATGATTTTGCCATAACCGCTTCAAAGATATTCACGAAAATACCGATTCTCGAGGGGGATAGTTGGACGAACAATAGTCCGTCTGCTGGTTCAATTGCTTGGAATACTCATACTTTATATCATAATGGTGTGGCGTATAGTATTGAAGCTGGAAATTCATCATCCCAATATATTTATTGGATAAATGGTAGTTCATCTTATACCTTATCAGATACTAATCCGACTTTAACAGATGTGGATTTCCTGATAGCCACTAATGATTCAGGTAGTCATGATCTTGCTTGGAATGCAATGGCTAACCTTGCAGTTGGAAGTGCTTATATTCAAGAAGCCGCTATTTTAGGCGCACATATTTTAGAACTTGATGCTGATAAAATTAGGACAGGTACCCTGACTGGAATAGATATAATAGGAAATACAATAAGGACATCTACAAATGCAAAATGTGTGGTTATAACAAATGATGGCATTCGATTACAAACTGCTGAACCCTCTGGTAAGTATGGTCAGTTTGTATACGGGTCAGGTCCTACAGGAGAAAAGTATGGTTCTGGTGCGTTAGCATTTATACATCATACATCTAAAAATGTTCCATTTTATATATCCACTCCAACGAATGTGGGTGATTTTCATCACGTAGAAAGAACGGCTCTTCCGACAGGATCAGGAGAAGTCGGAGATGTTTGTGTGGTTAATGGTATTCATTACACATGTACTGGGGCTGGAGTTCCTGGGACTTGGACAAAGACTGGAACTCAAACATAAGGGGATATAATGACAATAATAAATTTCGAATTGACGGGGTTAAAGGAAAAAGCTCTTACAAAGATTGCAAATCAAAATTCAATGACTCCTACAGAATACGCAAGAAGCATTGTTGTGAGTTTTTTGAATGATCAGGTTAGAGGGTACTATTTAGGTAAATTCAACAATTTAACAACTATTGAAATGATTAATGTATTCGGAGA